TGGCTCTATCTGGGCTAATGATATTCATGCTCATGCTTTACAGACATTGCTTGATGGAACATCGATACAAAGATTAGCATATAGCGATGCTCTGGAAATTCTTGCGCTTGTTATATTATTGATTGTTCTTATTATTGTTGTTCCTAGAACCTCAGTCAAATGGACTGTTCCAGTTTATGGATTGTTTATTGGAGGCGTTGGATATTTCTGCTATTATATGTTCTTTACCAATTCACAGTTATGGGATGGATCATATATCGCATTTGCTGGAACGTTTTGTTTTGGCCAGTTAGTATTTAATAACTTTGCTCGTGAGTTTAGACTTAAGCAGCAAATCAAAAAACAGTTTAGCACTTATCTATCACCAGATATGGTTGCTGAACTTCAGAAGAATCCAGACTTATTAAAACTTGGAGGTGAGACCAGAGACTTGACAATAATGTTTACTGATGTTCGTGGCTTTACTGCGATATCAGAACATTATGGAGAAAATGTTCAAGGGTTAACGCAGATTATGAATAGATATATGACTGCGATGACCAAGAACATTTTATTGAACAATGGAACACTGGATAAATATATTGGCGATGCTCAGATGGCTTTTTGGAATGCGCCGCTTGATAATACCAATCACGCCAAACACGCTGTGAAAACTGCTTTGGAGATGTTAAATGATCTTGACAAGTTCAACGAAGAAGTTGCTAAGGAAGGCGTACCCGCATTTGGGATGGGGATTGGCATTAATTCTGGTCCTGTCGTGGTGGGGAATATGGGATCTACGCAGCGTTTTGATTATACTTGTCTGGGCGATAATGTTAATCTGGCCTCGCGTCTGGAGGGGCAATCAAAAGCATATGGAGTAAAACTAATTCTCGGTGAGAATACTGCTGAAAAAGTGAAAGATGAATATAAGTTAGCAGAATTGGATATAATCGCAGTCAAAGGTAAAACCAAAGGAACAAGGATATATACTGTCATGTTTGATAATTATGAAAAAGATTCTGATAATCATGTAGAGTTTCTAAATCTTTATAGAGAGCAAAAGTGGGACGAAGCACTTGAACATATTGAAAAACTCCGAGGCAATCAACTTGATGAATACTATCAAATTATGCGTGAGAGAATTAATGAACTAAAGAAGAAGCCCAAGGTAAAGAATTGGGATGGCGTTTACAAAGCAACGTCAAAGTGATCACAATGTTAAAATTTACAAACGCAGTAGGAGGGCGCGAAGGTGATCCTCTTTACATCAATAAAGAATGGATTGTATCCGTTTATGAATTCTCAAAGGTTCCAGGGGGATCACTTGTAACAGGAATTTATGGTGGACCTCAGGGCAGTTTATGGGAAGTTTCTGAAAGCATTTCAGAAGTTATAAAGATTATTAATTCATAATTATTTGATATTTTTCTTATCTTTATCCTTAAGCATTAGAACGATATTGACTTTCTGCGTCAGTCTGATTAGATCGTTATCTAACATTCTAATGCGATCAATAAGAGCGATAAGAACTGTATTGGCTTCTGATAGAACTGGCTTGACTTCTTTTGTGGCCCATGTCCAAACATAGTACACAAAATATCCAAGGCCAACTGCTGCGACAATAGGGAATCCGTATTTACTGATTAGTTGTGCTATTTCCATTTTTAATCTTTCTTAAAACTACTCTATCGTTGACTGTTGTAATAACAAAATGATCGCCATCAGCAAAAGGTAAAGAAGATTTCCCTCTATGCCTTGAATTTAAAAGAGCAAAGTTTTCGTCAAACAAAATACCGTTTTCTGTGATATCCCAATTAAATCCATCAAAGATCATTTTTAATCTTTTCTTGCGTCGTCTTTACCGTCTGCTCTGGCAATTCTATCTGTATCAGGCTTTACGCCAAGAGCATTACTAACTATAGTATCAATACGAATAACATCATGGTTCATAGTTTTGACACGATTATCAAGAGCCATAATAATACCAGAAAGACCCTTGACAGAACTCATGACGCCTGCTAATATAAATTTCATTGTAAGGAACACAAAATAGCCACCAGCACATGCGGCCGCTATAGGGAATCCAACATCTGCGATTAATTTAAAGGCAAATCCTATGTCCATACGAAATCTCCTCTTTACATTATTTATGACTTTTGCGTGTTTTGATACAGCAACCGCACAATGTATTACTCAAAGAACGATTGAAATAAAGACTAGAGATTATCCTTTAGTTGGTAAAACACAATATAAACAAACATTACCATTGAATAAGAAAGAAATCGTTCTAACTTTCGATGACGGTCCAAACATAAATACAACAGAAATGGTTCTCAATACATTAAACAAGTTCTGTCTAAAGGCCACATTCTTTGTTGTTGGCAGGATGGTTGAATCAAATCCAAAAATATTTAAAAAAATTATTGATAATGGTCATAGCATTGGTAATCATAGTTATAGCCATCCTATGCCATTTAATAAATTGAAATTTGTCGATCAATATGTTGAAGTTGAAAACGGCAATTATACTATTCACAGAGCAGGCGGCGATATATCAACAAAGTTATTTCGTTTTCCAGGATTAGGCAGAACAGCAGAAGCAGAACATCATCTTAATTCGCGTGACATTTCCGTTTGGTCTGTTGACATTGAAACCAAAGATTATATGTTCTCACATTTAAATCCTGATACTGCTATGAAAAATATGATTGCTGTTATGGAAGCAAGTCTTAACCATAATGATAGAGGAATGCTTCTAATGCATGATATCCATAAAAATTCGGCATTAGCACTTGACTTTATCATTCGGAAATTATATAATGATGGATACTCGTTCGTTCACATAAAGGCAAACTAAAATGGACTCTCTTTATAAAATGTTTGATACGCTTCACATGATTGAACTGGCATTCTCTATAGGATTTGGTATTTTTATGGTTGCCGTATTCATGTATGCTGTTATGCCGTCTAAGTGATTGAAATGTCTATATGATTTTGTATTGACATGTTCGTATATTCCTGATATAATTTTTATATAGAATGGAGAAACGAAATGTCTGTATGGAGTGACTTGCTAATTGAAACGGAAAATCTTGTCTTTGATGCCCTTGAACTTGGCGCAAAGACTAATGAGGACGTTCTTGCTTATGTAATGATGAATAGTTCTTATCATGTTGATGAGAACTTGATTACAAGTGTCGTCAATAAAACTATGTCGTATCTTACTGGAGACTACTATGAATACCATTCAACTGTTCACTGAATCTAACTGGTTCATCGACCTGTTTTTTCAAATCATCAAGATTTCTTTCTAACACGCAGGAGAAATAAATGCGTAAACTTCTAATCGCCTTTTCTGTTCTTGCTCTAACATCAACGGCAGTTTCAGCGCAGCATCGTCATCATGTTGCTCCTCGATACCATCATGGTCACAGTCATGGTATTAGCCCATGGGTTGCTGGTGCTGTTGGTCTTGGCATTCTTGGTGCAGGTGTTGCAGCAGGAACATACTATTATGATCGTCGTTGCTGGCGTGAGCATGTCGGTTATGATCAGTGGGGCCGCGCTCTTTATCAGAGAGTTTGTAACTACTAAATACACTTGAATGCCAACTTATACTTTTATAAACAGTGATACTGGCGAAACTTTCACTCAGCTAATGATGATTAGCGAGATGGAAGACTTTCTACAAAAAAATCCCAATATCAAAACAGTTCCCGCCGCTCCGCAGATTGTATCTGGTGTAATGTCAGGCCGTAATAAGCCTGACAATACATTTCGTGATATGTTAAAGTCTATTAAAAAGAACAATCGCGGATCAAAGATTAACACATTTTAAGGAGAATAATATCAGACCAAAAAACTCTTGCTTTAGATCATGTAAAAAAATAACCCATTTTAGGAGAAATACCAACATGATTTATCATACTTCTTCAAATCAACTTGACGACCAATGTTTGACAAAAGCAGAAAGAAGACTGCTCCGTAAAAAAGCAAAGCAAGCGAAAATTGAAAAACGATTATTGGCTGATACTCCTATTCTTACAAAAATAAATCCGAGAACAAAAGCGCAAGAAGAAGTTTTTACGAGTTTCTATAAAGACAGAAATCTTATTCTTCATGGATGTGCTGGAACTGGTAAAACTTTTATAGCGTTATATCTCGCACTTGATTCCGTACTAACTGGAGATAGTCCAAAACCAATTGTGATTATCCGTTCTGTTGTTCCAACTCGTGATATTGGATTTCTTCCAGGAAGTGATAAGCAAAAGTCAGAGGTCTATGAAGCTCCGTATAATGGAATATGTCATGAACTTGTGGAAAATAAACATCAAGCATATCAATGGTTAAAGGCACACAATTATATCCAATTTTCTATAACTTCTTTCCTAAGAGGGTTGACATTTAGAGATAACATTATTATAATAGATGAATGTCAGAATATGTCCGATCATGAAATCAATACCATTATGACTCGTGTTGGTGAAGGATGTCGTGTTATATTCTGTGGAGATTTTACACAAAAGGATTATACAAGAGAAGGATCTGGAATGCCAAATCTGCTCAGTATAGCGAAGAATATGAAATCGTTTGATGTTGTAAAGTTTGATAAGAATGATATCGTGAGATCGGGATTCGTTCGTGATTATCTTATGACGCGAATTGACCTCGAGGAAAGAGGAGTCCTTGTTTAATATCGCGCATGACATAAAATTTCCTGAAGTTGATCAAATCAACGAAGACTCTGGAAGAAAATACAAAACACGGGAGGGTAATATTTACCCTTCCGTTACAACTATTCTTGGTGCTAATCCCATCAAGAAAGCATATATAAGAAAGTGGCGAGAAAAGATTGGTGAAGAAAAAGCCAATGCGATCAGTAAACACGCCACGACCCGTGGTTCTACAGTCCATAAGATAATGGAACAGTATGTTGATGGCGAGACTATTGATGAATCTGTTATGATGCCGTTAACAAAGTTCTATTATAATACATTCAAAAAGAATTTGAATGAGAATATGGATTTGATTTACTGCCGCGAACAGAGAATGTATTCAGATATTCTTAGATTGGCAGGGCAAGCAGATTTGATTGGTCGATGGAAGGGTGAAGCTGCTGTTATTGACTTTAAGACTTCGACCAAAAGAAAAACAAAAAGTCAGATTGAAGATTATTTTGTTCAAGCTGCTGCGTATTCTATAATGTTTGAAGAACATCAAAATATTGTTACGAGAAAAATTATTGTTTTGATTGGATCAGATGACGGAGATTTTAGTATCTTTGAAGAAGATCGAAATAAATATGTCGATAAATTAATTAAAGCACGAGATTATTACGAATCAATTTCTAAAAAATAATAAGGAGAATATTATGGCTGACAAACCATCTAAGGCTGCAATCGATCTAATCGTTGAGTCGGAAGTTACCTCAAAGGGTTATTATGAGAAGCACTATCGCAAGCCAGAATGGCCAGGCGGTGCATCTGGTGTTACAATCGCAGTTGGATATGATCTTGGATTTGCCAACGAGGCTAAGCTCCGCAACGATTGGACAGGTAAGATCGATGATGATATGATCGACGCTCTAATCAAGTATGCTGGTCTTACTGGCGAACATGCTCATGCCAAGCTCGCTGAGGCTCGTGAAGAGATTGATATTCCATGGGAAGCAGCATATGATGTGTTTGAGAACATCGACATGCCAGACTGGTCAGCGAAGGTCAAGAAGGCTCTTCCAAATACAGACAAGCTTTCTGAGGATTCATTTGGCGCTCTTGTATCACTTGCATATAATCGCGGCGCGTCTTTCTCTAAGGATGGTGATCGCTATAAGGAAATGCGTGAGATCAAGGAAAATATGGCCAATGAAACATTCGACCAGATTCCAGATTGCTTCCGTGAGATGAAGCGTCTATGGCCAAATATGCGTGGACTTGTTGATCGACGTGAAGCTGAAGCCAAGCTATTTGAGGCTGGCCTAGAAAACGCTTGACATTTATATCAAGATATGCTATAAATATATTTGTAGTCGATGAAGCTTATAATATGTATTCAGGACGCGGGGGCGGTACCCGCCGTCTCCACCAAAGACCAGTCTACACTCTGGCAATGTTATACCGTTGGTATATTAGCTTTATGCCGTTGATGGAGTCTAAACTAAATGGGCTGGTTTTTGGCGGGGACGAAATAGGATCGACTGGTACAGAAGGTAAAGTGGAGACTACGGTGTGGCTACCTAAAGGCCAATCGTACAACTGCCAACGATAATCAAAAGGCATATGCACTAGCCGCTTAAGGCTAGTCGGGGTTCGGGAACACCTGGCAACAGAAGTTCCCACTAAATACTACTGGCGGATCCACATGATTACTTCCGCCTCCGCTGAAGCGAAACGTGGAATGGGCTGCTCTCACGGGGTTCGAAGGGAACCTGACACAAAAATCCCTTCACTTACTTAGAAAGGAAAGAAAAATGCTATCGTTCATTACTACTACAACCGTTATTGCTTTCGCTGCTGGTCTTGTTGTTGGATGGAATGTTCTACCACAGCCACAGTTCGTAAAGAATCTTTGGTCAAAGTATGTAACTGGTCCAAGCAACTAATAATATTTAAATCTGGATATATATGTATCCAGAACTGAACCTGAATACCGCGATAGTGACGGTCGAAATGTCAGGCAACATTGGGATCAACCCGTGCGATCCCTAAATTATTAATTATTATGGAAATAGTATGTCTTTTTATGAAGATTGTTCTAATGATAAATCTTTAAGTGTCATAGCGGGGCCTTGTGTATTTGAATCCAAGACACACGCTATTGATATGGCAAATATACTAAATGATATATGTAAAAATTATTCTATAAATTTTATCTATAAAACTTCCTTTGATAAAGCAAATAGAAGTTCTGGAGATTCATTCCGAAGTGTGGGATTTGACGAAGCATTTTACGGAATGAATGCCGTCCGTGAGACTGGTATTCGCGTACTCACGGACGTTCATGATGTTTGGCAATGCTCTTCTGTCTCAGCAGATATTCTTCAAATACCAGCCTTTCTTTGTAGACAAACTGATTTGCTTGAAGCAGCAGCACAATCAGGCAAATCAGTAAATGTAAAGAAGGGCCAATTTCTTTCTCCAAATGAAATGGGAAACGTAGTTAAGAAACTAGAATCTTTTGGATGTAAAGAGATTCTATTGACTGAACGCGGAACAACATTTGGTTATAATAATCTTGTCGTTGATATGCGTTCTCTTGACATAATGAAGAAACTATGTTATCCTGTTATATTAGATTGTACTCACGCAGTTCAATTGCCAGGTGGTATGGGAACAAGTTCTGGCGGACAACGCGAATTTGTTAATACGATAGCAAGAGCAGGAGTTGCTGTTGGTATTGCTGGAGTGTTTATGGAAGTGCATAATGATCCAGACAATGCTCCCTGTGATGGACCAAATATGCTCACTATTGAAATGTTTGAAAGACTTATAAATGATTTAGTTGAATTAGATAATCTAACAAAAAGGCAATTAAACAATGGGCAATATTCAAGGAAAAATTTGGGGTGATACCTCAATTCTTATTCAAAACTCAAATGTAGAAGTTCACAAAATCCATGCTAATGCAGGATTCAGATGTTCGGAGCATAAACATGCACATAAATGGAATGCTTTTTATGTTGAAAAGGGCGTATTGGAGATTCACATTAAGAAGAATGACTACGCTCTCACTGATATCACGACTCTCAGAGCAGGCGACTTTACTAGTGTTCGTCCTGGTGAGTATCATTTCTTTCTTTGCCGTGAAGACTGTACTGCATTAGAAATTTATTGGCCAGAACCACTGTCGGAAGATATTCAGCGTCGTGATCATGGACAGAATGTAACAAGTTTATCAGACAGTGTTGCTAAAAATGTAGAAGCAAATACTTTTATGATAACATCAACTCCAACTAAGATAACAAATCCAGACGGAACCGTTACAACAGAATTTAATAATTTTACTATCAATCGTACATGAAATCGCCGTGTAAAAAGATATGTAAAATCGGTGACGATAGAAGATGTATAGGTTGTAATAGAACTCTTGAAGAAATAAGAGATTTTGGAATAAAGGCATTGGAAATGAACAATATACAAAGCATAGTAACATCAAATTCTTTTTGTAGTCTCGTTGAAAGAAATGTTACTGAAAAGTCTATGACATATATTGAATCTATTACAGCAGTATGCGATGAGCGTGGAATAGATTATGAAAATGTCAGTAAACTTTTAACACCTACTATGAAAAAGATTCTTCAAGCAGAAGCAATACGATTAAATCTTATTAGATCAAAGAAGCCAAAACTTAGAATATAATATGGAAGGATTTGAAACTTACAGAAAATATCTGACACTTCGCGCACACTTTACTTCAAGTTATGATTATTTTAAATATGGTGGAAAATCTAAATCAGCAAATCTTGGAAGTTATCAAAAGAGAACTGATACTTATTTTTTCCGAAAACTTGAACGAAGATATTCAGACGAAGAACTAATAGAATTTTTTGTAGCAAATTTTATATCAGCAAAAGGCGGTAAATGGATTGGAGAAATGTCTTCAATTCATGCTGAAAAAGTATATCGTGAATGGCTGAAGAAAAAGGAATCATTTAGTTATTTCTTTAAAGAAGATTTGTTAAAGATAAAAGATCAAGGCAATATTGATGATGCCTTTAAAGTATTAAAGGGAGGGCATCCTACAATTTTAAAAATGTTTATCGGTAATAAACTAAATGCTGAAACACTAATCGCTTTAGATATTGTTACTGATATATTGAATAAATGGAACAGACAAATAACTGATACTATTATTTGGCCTGACATTTATAATGCGCTTATAAAATATAAGCCGTTTCTAACTTACGATAAGACTAACATCAAAAAACTTATGATGGAAATACTACTTGACAAGACTAAATAAAGATGTTATATATTATCATTATATTATGATTATGTGGACAAGAAAACATACACAAACATACGGAGAATATAAATGAACGATACTTTTACAGCACTAAAGTCTTCTCGCAATTCCTCACTAGAGAGACTTACAAAAGAAATCAATAAACTCACAACACAGTCATCGTCATCACAAAATGATGATCGTTTCTGGCAGCCAGAAGTAGATAAGGCTGGTAACGGTTATGCTGTTATTCGCTTTCTACCAGAAACTAAGGGAGAGGATCTTCCTTGGGTTATGATCTGGTCACATGGCTTTCAGGGCCCAGGCGGTTGGTATATTGAAAACTCTCTAACAACTCTGAAGCAGACTGATCCAGTATCAGAACTGAATTCAAAGTTATGGAATTCTGGTATTGAGTCCGATAAGGAAATTGCCAGAAAGCAGAAGAGAAAGCTAACTTATATTTCAAATATCTATGTTGTTTCTGATCCTGCTCATCCAGAAAACGAAGGTAAGGTTTTTCTTTACAAGTATGGAAAGAAGATTTTCGACAAGATCAACGAAAAGATGAATCCGGAATTTGCTGATGAAAAGCCAATGAATCCATATGATTTCTGGAATGGCGCTAATTTCAAGTTGAAGATTAGAAATGTTGCTGGTTATCGTAATTATGATAAGTCGGAGTTTGATACTCCAGCTCCTCTATTTGATGATGAGACAAAGCTTGAGACTGTTTGGAATAGCCAGCACGCACTTAAGCCATTTGTTTCGGCATCAAACTTCAAGTCTTATGACGAACTAAAGGCAAGACTTGATCGCGTTCTCGCTGAACCTACTAATGCGAAGAAGCAGGTTGAAGAAGATCATGGCGGAGAAGATAGTCCTCCATGGAAGAATACAGCCGAACCTAAGATCGGTAAGACTGCTTCTCCAAAGTCAAAGGCAAAGGTAGCAAATGCCGATGCTGAAGACGAGGACATGGCATTCTTTGAGAAGCTTGCTGCTGAAGACTAAAATTCCCCCAGTCGCCCAGAGAGAAAGAGGGAGCCAAAAGCTCCCTCTTTTTTTATGCTACGCCTGTTAGTAGTCCTGCTTTACCCAAATATTCTTTCATTTTTATTTCGACGAATCTATTTCTAGCGTCTAATTGTCCATATGAAATAGAAGTTTGTTCGGAACCAGATGATGTTTGATTAGTTTGACTATTATCATATACTTGTGCAGGAAGAATCGAAGTCGATGCTACTGTTCCATAATAGCCGGCATCTTGTTCTTTGCTCATATTACTCATGTTAGTTGTATCTGTAATTGCGTCTCCAGAAGGAGCAGTCTGTATTTTTTTACCACTATCAGAAGGATTACCAGTAGGAATATTCATACCGGGTACTACATTATAATTTAATTCTTGTTCGTATTTTTGTAAATCTTGTTGTGCCTGTGCTGCTTCTTTTGTTCGTTCATTTATATTTTTTTCTCTTATCTGTTCTGCTTTTGATAATTTGCCTGGGCCTTCTCCAATTCCACCTTGATCTCCAATTTGTTTTAGTGTATTTTGAAGATTTTGCTGTTTATTTT